CCCCATTCAGATTGAAGTGCTTCAACAGCTTTACTTACATTCAACTTGTGCATATCTTCTACTTTATTTCTATTAGCGAGTATAGCATCTTGATGGAATTTCCATGCCTCTTTGGCAGCAGCATTGGGTACATTGGCCTCTTTCATCCTTTTCATGAATGCCTTCTTTGATTCTGTAAGGTCTATTTTCTTTTCTTTAAGGGCCTCTAAGTCTGCCAACTCATAGCCTTCCTCACTATCAGGAACACCAAGTTCTTTGTAATACTTTGCCCAAAGTTCTGGGGGGTCACTTTCAGTTGGAACTACAATACCTTTTTTTCCTACAAGTCCTTGTGCATTCAAGTAAGTCTTACCAAAATCATCTATCGTCTTTAGATTTGCAGTTGATCCATGAGTTGCAACTTCATTTGGCAATAACTCCCGCCAATTTGTTTTACCATAATTCACAAAATCTTCTTTCTTCAAAACATCGCCTTCTTTTACTACTAATTCACCATCATCATTAAAACTTATATCTGTCATTGTGTTCTCCTAGTTGTCCCAATCGGGATTAGATTTTATTTTAATTCTATTTATTCCTCACGCTTGAGGAACATCTTTATTGTTAAAAGTACTTGCCTCATGCCTTCCCTATATGCTGTTCTACACGGGTCTTCTGTGAAAGTAGTGTTGTGTATATAGCACATCTTTTCTAAGTCAGCTAAAACATCCTGACCTTCAGGCGACCCGAATACTTTTTGATATTTATTTATCAAGTTCTTGTCTACTACTTCAACTTGTTTTGTTTCTATCTTTGGTGTATGAAAAACGCTTTTATTCATTACTATACCCCTTCCTGTATATTTTGTACCGCGGCACTATTATTAACAGTTGCCTGTGATTTAGATGCTTCCGCGGCAGCCATCTTAGCAGCCATCTCTACTTGCATTTGTGCCTGTCTTTCCATCTCGCGCTGTTTTCTTATTGCCATAACCTGTTCTTCAGGTACAAGAAGTTGTGGATCAACCGATTCAATATCCACCATTTCTCTTACATAGTAATCAAAATCTATATTATCAAGTATGGGTTGTGCAACTTGTGATGTTTCAATTGCAGTTTGTACAATGTACTTCATGCTTTCACCTTCATGTAATCTCTGAGATTTTACTAATGGAGATACAAACTTGAATCTATACTGCTTACCTAATAATTCATCTGGCGGGGTAGGTAATATATTTGGTATTCTTGACAACACATCCAATGTTCTTTCCAATAAAAGTGCCAAGAAATCTGTATTTAGTAGTCCAAAAGTCGGTCCTAATATTCTTGAACTTTGTAAATCTCTTGTTCTTACCTCTGTTGCAGTCATTTCCCTTTCATTTGGAAGCTGAATCTGATTACCAAAATAGTGGTCTACTATTGTTAGTTCCTCATTCTTTACAACTTCTAATGATATTGGAAATTGTCGTGTGGAAAGGTCTATAGCCATTATTCTATCAGTAACATTATCTCTAACATATACGATAGAACCAGGTCCTTTCTCCTCCAAGTTGCTTACATAATCTTCACTTACTGCAATAATTGGGTCAGCTGCATATTGTGCGGCTTTCAATAATGTATACTTCATAACATTTAGAGATTTAATATTTGGCATACAATCTATGGTTGGACTTGTACCATATATCTCGTTTGTTTCCTTGTTCCATCTTGTAATTATGTATGGAAATGAATTATATCCACTATTCCTGAGTTCTGTTTGAGTATCATACTCTACCCATATAGATGCTATGGGTTTATTTTTCTTTGATATTAATTTGCGTCTCGTAGATTTACTTACATCTCTTGGAAATACACAATGCAATATTGGAAATGTATCCTCTGGTCTTTCCTCATATGCTTTGGCGACTGCTTCTGAGACTTTATCTAAACCAAATTCTTGCACTATCTGTCTAGCGGTCATCCTTGTTTTTCTAAATAATGTGTCTGGTTTACCTTCACTATTTTCTGCAATACAACATTCAAGAATATCTCTAGTTTCAAATGAAAGCTGTTTTCCTTTTTCTAATGATTCTTCTATTTGTAATATTGCGATTCCAAATGTAAGTAGGTCTTGATAGAACTTATCTATTTGCGAATAGAAGTTAGAATTTTGATATGACCTGAATAATATTTTAGATATCGCAGCAAACCATTTACGCGCAGCATCAAATTGATTTATTACATCAATGTCTGTTTCTATTGAGAACCACATGCTATCATATGGTGTAAGTAAGGAACTTAGCACTGAACGCAGTCTATGTTCAAACCTTATTGCAGTAGTATCATATATCTCTGACCTATCAGCCTCTGAATATGTTTCAGCAATACTTTCATACACAGATATTTTATTAGGTCTTACATATTCTATAATGTCCTGATAAGTAGACTCTTTCTTTTGTTTCTTCTCTAGTAGAGTTCCGTAATATTGTATAAGACTATTTGTGTCTTCTTTCATTATTTAGTACCCCTTAAACGTAAACGTATTCACCAGTTAAATCGTTAGAAATCAGATAACTACTTGTCAATTCTGCTGGATTAATCTTTATCGAATTTTCCGAACTAGCCGCTTTTCTTTTTGTTTTTTTAGCATAATTCTCAGCTTTGAATGTATCTACTGCTGTATCCGTAGTACCAATCGTACCTGTATTATCAGTTGTATTAGTAGTCGATGTAGAACTATTGTTAGACGCATTAGATGAGCCACCTGCACCATATGTATTATAGTTTATGAAAGATGGTGTCGATATAGGTGCATTACTAAATGCGTTTGACCAATCTGTTGTTGAATAAGCAAATGGTGACGAACCAGTTTTAGTTTGTGTTTTGTCTGATGTTACTTGTATGTCACTCGAACTTACCTTAGAATCAGAACTAAACAATCCTTTGAACCAATTATCTATGGTATCTCCCCACAAGCCACCCACAATGCCACCAACAACCGTTCCAATAGGACCTGCTACTGAACCTGCCGACGCACCCTCCATGGCGTTTCCCCAACTCCAATTACTAGAAGGCATCTCTGGACCAGAACCATAATAGGTATCATAGTAGTCATTGGCATAGTCTCCGCCTGAATAGTCATTACCAAAGTCTACACTGTTATCGTAACTAGGTAATGTGCTTCCAACATTCTCTATGTCATCTAGGGAATAATCCCCATAGTCATCTCCACCAAAGCCCCAATCGTCCATTTTTATCTTCTCCCAAATATTCTTGAACTATTTGTTTTTACTTTAGGCATATTTCCTAATATAGAAAATTGTTTTGATCTTGTAGGTAGCCCGTATCCTACTTCCCTACGATTAGGATTAATAACAGCCATTACAGGGTCTTTAATTCTACACAATGCGTCTAATATATCATCGTGTTCGGACAAAGGAAAATCACTATACTCATCATTAATAAATAGTTTTATAGGATCATACTCATTGTTTTGAAAATCTTTGTGTATTATTGAACCAATTGGTGGTAGAAACACCTTTCCTTCTTTGAATAGTGGTTCTAATACTTCTATTCTTTGCACCTTGGTTTTAGTACTAGGCGTTTTTAAAGGTTTTATATTAAAATGAAACTTCTTCGAGTCCATCATTTCTTCAATATATTGTATGTCTGAGTTTTGCCCAGTGGTTTCCCAGCCTACAGATATTGGTTTCCACCGCTCACATAAATTAAATATTGTAGCTGCTTTATCAGTAAGGGATAGTTTGTCTCTAATTATATCACAGATATAGTAGCACCCATCCATGCCTATTGCTGCTACTACCATTACTGTATAGTCTGCTCTTTTACTCTGAGAAGTCGCTGGGTCACAGAGTATGTATATGTTCCACCCCATACTATTTATTTCATCTCTAAAGGTATAAAACTTCAACCACTTTTCATCAAAAGTTCTTTGCCCCATTCCGGCTGGATCCAGTAACATTTGACATGCTATAGACTTGTTGGTCATTTCCTTAGTAAATATTTTATACCCCTCTTCTGACATAAATACTAATTCTCCGTCAGGTTGACCACCTACACGCGCAGGGTGTTTTCTTAACTTAAAATTACCTTTAGTAATAATAGTATTATAAATATCTTGAGAATGGTATGTTGTACCAATTATTCTCCACTTGCTTCCCACATGACCTAGGGGTTGGATAGCAGAATAATTAGCTGCAGTCTTTGCTATCAGGTCCGAGGTTGCTACAGTATTTTCACAAATAATATCGTCTAGCACTAATAGATCGTAGTGGCGCCCTGGTTGAATATTATCTAAACCAAATCCTACAACCGTTGGTTCTTTACCAATAGATGTTCTGGCCACTGTAATCTCATCCTTATTCCAGGAATTATCATAAATGTGCTCGGGAAAAATTTCTGGGAATAGGTACTTTAATTTAACGTTCTGCTCAAACTCTGTTTTTATAGGCTTCATAAACAAGTCGCGAGCGGTAGTAGTATTGAACGAAACCAGACAAACAGATATCTCTGGATTATTTAATATGTCCCTTATGGTTTGGCCTATAGTAAGTATAGTAGTCTTAAAATGTCCTCGGCCCCATAAATCTAAACAGAAATCAGGTTCATTCTGAACGTCTCTTATGCGCGAATATAACCAGTTGTGGAATAACATCTCCTTACCCTTCTGATTCAGCACATTGGTCATGAGATAGAACAAATCTAATTTACATAAACACCTTTCTATGAGTCTAAATTCTTGGGGTGAATTATTAGTTCTAAGATCAATATATAATTTAATGGAATCTTCCAAGGTGAGCTTGTTAGCATCCATTATCTTCTTATACGCTGTGTAGAAGTTTTGTTCGAATTCCTCAGCAGTTAGCATTCGTCTACCTCTAACACCTCATCATTTTTTTCTTGTAATAGCCCAAGCTGTCTGTTCAAGAATTCGAGTTGTTTTAGGGATTCTCCGGCTATTAAAATATTAGTATTTGAAGTATGCTCCACTACTTGTTTAGTTTGGTATCCTTCGTATCTTGCTTCTAATATAAATCTAGCAAAAGAGCCTTGTATTTCTGATTTGAGGCCGCCTTTAACTAGTCTGCCCTCCAACACCTCATCAATTTTATCGATAAGTCCCTTTATAGTTTCGTCCTCTGAAAATTTATTTATCGCATATCTCAAATTATTAGTAGTAAATGGTAAGTTTTCAAATATTTCGTGCTTGGTGTAGATGGTTGGATCATTTAATATAATATTTAATATATACATTAGTTCAGATATGGTGCTTTCTAGAGTCCAATATTCAGGTCTACCTTTCCTAAGTATCAACTTACCGTGTTTATCTACTATAAGATAGCCGTCTGTTGTTATTTGGGCCAATTTTTTAGTGCGTTTTGTGACCCTTTCAATGTGTTTTTTCATCACACCATTATCGTCCACAACTACCTGGCCCTTAATACTCCTAGGATATTTATCCATAGCACCGATTGGTCTACCAGACTTACCTTTTTTACCTGCCATTATCTAACACCTCTATTAGGGTTTGTTTGCCTACTCGGGGGTGAGTAGGCTGCATACAATTTCAGAAACTGCGAATTTGGTAGGGCTCAACAGTATACCCTTTAAACCATTTTGGAGATAATAAATTATGAATTATTTCGTGGAACTGTGCAAGACTTGTAGGTATCTTACTAGTTCCCTATATTAGGGATATACTGACATTTTTATTTAACCTTAGATAATATTCTGTAAATAGTTCTTTCTGATCTATGGTACTTAATCATTAAATCAATTACAGAATATCCAAGTACAAAAAAATCAAACACTACGTCTCCATCTCTTTGTTTCATTCCACTGGTAGTTACTAACCAGTAATCATAGTTCCATATAGTTTCTTTCCATGGACAGGTTGCCTCTGACAACATATTATTAAATCCAATGTCATCATTAGTATGTTCTGATATAGTTAACTCTTTTTGTTTTACTTCGTCCTGATTGACAAATTCTTCGGCGGGAGAACATAATTGATAACAAGTTGGTCTTTTTGAACAATTTCTACAGAGCATAATGGTATCTCCTATTCCATATACTTCCTTAGATGAGGTATAAATAAATAAGATACTTGTGATTCCTTATTTTTGGTCATGTTATGACAATCATTACATAAAGTAATTCCATTCCAAACTGTATTTCTAATGTGTGGATAACTTCTCCAAGGATAAATGTGGTGGGCATTTAGATAAGAACCTTTTTTACCGCAAATTTGGCAGGAGTAGTTATCTCTTTCATATACCTTCTTACGCCACTCTTTATGTTCTGGTATATTTCTTCTTTTTAATCTTTCTTCAGAAGTTAGATTTGGATTCCAATGTGATGCCTTTGAACCAGTTTTACCTTTTTGTGATTCAGACATTTTTAATTTAGATTCAATAGATCTTTTTTTACCATAATTAGATTTACTAATTTTTTGTTTTTGTTCTTCAGATAGTTTTTTACCTTTATTTAATTTACTATTATTTTCTTTATGAAAACAACCACATGAAACTACTACATTACTTATTATAGAGTCTATCCTCATTGGTTTTATTGTTCCACAATCACACTTACAAAGATAATAATAATGCCTATCTTTTTTATGACTAAAATCTAGTATTGTTAATTTATTAATCTTTTTTCCTATTAATTCGTCAGATTTCCGCATAATAGTTATTCCTCAAATTGGATATGCTGCTCTATCCTATCCAAGGTAGTTTTATAAGAGTTTTCATCCAACTCTATACCTACTACCTTTCTTTTTAGAGCCAATCCTGCTAATAAAGTTGTGCCGCCGCCGGCAAATGGGTCGCATATTATATCATTTGCATAAGTAAATTTTTCTACTAATGTTCTGAATAAGGGAAAACTTTGGCCCCATTTATGAAATTTTTGGGCTGCGACTACGTCTTTATACTCGGAAATAAAAACATCTGTTGGTAAAAAAGTTCGGTCATAATTAGCTTTGACATAGAACAGTAAAGGTTTCCAGTTGGTGTTTAGTCTTTTGTGTCTTAGATTAGCGGCTCTACCTGGGGTATTTATACAACAAGTCCAATAATAATCAAGCCCCTCCACATTCATGCTGTTATAAACTGCTGGTAGATATGATTGACCAGACATCGCTATCAATATACCACCGACCTTTAGTTTTGCTGCAGCAAATTGAGCTAATTTACCCCAGCAAGCTATAAATTTTTTAGAATAGGGCGGGTCGGTAATAATAACATCTATACTATTATCAGCTATTGGAGCGGCTAATATATCACAATTATAGAGTTTATACCTATCGGCTAGATTATTTATTACTATATTACTAATATCTTTTAGGGCTGCTTCTTTTTTATGGTAGTCCTCATTTTTCATCTACTTACTCTCCTTTATCCTTTTTTCGCACTCGCTATACATAGTTAAAGTGCATTCGTGTATTTGCTTGCATTTTCCTTTACAGTTATAGCGCTTAAATACCTCTAACCGGGCGCTTTTTTGCGCGGCGGTAAGATACTTATACTTGCCCATAACTGTATAAGTTTTAGGGTTTTCTACCTGCCTACAACAACTCATACTACTTAACCTCATTAATAGTAAACCAAGTATCAGCTACAGCTTTATGTATATTCCTAATACAATTATTACCATACCGCAGTACTTTACTCCTATACTTTTTATACTGCTCATCGTTAGGTATAGCCACCGCCGCATAATCTAATATAGCCTCAAACATACAGGTGCATTCCTTAGTTACTACTTGCTTTATCCTAGCCTGTTCCATATCCTGCCTCCTAATTTGAAATCGCCGGGCATAGAGCCCTGCGTAAATAAAAAAAACTACCTATCTACCTATAGAGAGGTTACTTTATTCGAACACAGGCGGGTATAACAGTACCTGTTTTACAAATCCATGTATGCGACACTTCATCATAGTATGGATAAGTCCTAGCTTTTTGGGCGGGGGTAGGAATAATAGAGCGACTATTTAGCTCTATAGACTTCCTCAATTCCTCGGCAGAAACAATCATGGGGTCTACTTTCAATTCCACTTCATCGAAATTTTCTGGCAAAATTTTTTCGGGGGTGAATGATTCTTCTTGTTCTTCTAATAACTCTTCTAGCTCATCCTCTTCAGATAATTCCTCAATTTTATCTACTAACTTTTGCAATGCTTCTTTCTTCTTACTACGATAATACTTAGTATTAACTGTTTGGGGGCTAATACCTAATTCCTCTGCAACTATTTTACATGCACTATTTACACTATGCCCTTCTGTAATCAACATTTTTACTCTTTCAATCATGGTGAAAGACCTCCTATTTAGTAGTGAAAGAAGTAGTGAAAGAACCACACCTCTTTCATAGATATTATAGAATATTTGAAAGAACTTGCTAGATATAAAGTGAAAGAAGTGAAAGAACTATGCAAACACCTATATGTATTATATGACTATTAATAGATGTATTAGTATGCCTATCTATATGGGTATTTAGCAATATAAGTATATAAGTATTGTATGTAACTGTACCATATAATTGTAAAATTTGTTGGCCGCATTACAATTACCCGTTATACATATATTACTACTAGTATCGAACCTCCCCCTACCCCCCGATAAAGGCCCCGGGTACTAGCAATACTACCAGTAAAAAGTAATACTACCAGTAAGTTACCTACAGTACTAAGCTATATACCTATGGTTTTAAGGTAGGTTATTTAGGTAACACTTTAGGTAACAGGTAACACTTTAGGTAACATGTTACCTAATCAACTGGTACCAACTGGTACCAAATTAGGTAACACTACTGTAAGATAATACACGAAAGTGTTCTTCAAGATACTGGGTGTGTAACGTTTGTACATAGATAATACTAGTAGTATATAAGTATAGGTACTGTTACTATAATAATATATGAGTAGTGGTATACCTATAGCCTATAAATATATGGTTTTATACCATAGGTTTTATAACTTTTTCGAGGTGCACTTTGCCATATCTATACACTTGATACGCATAATAATACAGGTAATGTATAATACTAGTAGTAATCATGTTCATAATATACGTTATGTGTGTAGTTGTTTGTGTATTATGTGTAAATTGAACCAGAATTGAACCAAATAATATATGAGTAGAGGTGGGACTGGTACTACAGTATAATACCTATAGTTTATAAGCTAAATGGCTATAGTAAATACCTATAGTTTATAAGCTAAATACCTATAGTTTATAAGCTAAATGGCTATAGTAAATACCTATAGTTTATAAGCTAAA